TTTGTTTGTGTTTTTTTTTTCAAGCAGAAGACGGCATACGAGATCACTGTGTGACTGGAGTTCAGACGTGTGCTCTTCCGATCTCCAGTCTAGAAGCGTACAAGAAAATCACTGGCAAGTAATGCACCCTGTTGAACAGGACATTCGTAAGTGGTCACATAACTTTCTTGAAGTACCTAATGAAAAGTTAAATGGCCTACCACCCTGTCCTTACGCAAAACAGGCGTGGGCAGATAACAAGGTAACATTCAGTATCAACACAGGACTGGATGGGCTGGTAGAGTCTGTACGTGACTTTGACACACACGACTATGACATTGTAGTGTGGGCCAGCGAAATGTTACCGGACATGGAATACCTAGATGGTTTCTGTGACGGTATGAACGAGATGTTATCTGTATTGGGTAAAGACATGCACCTGATGCAGTTTCATCCAGAGTATAGTGCAGAAGAAGCTGGGCTAGACTTTTTACTACAAGAGGGGGTCAGTGACCCTGACTTGGAATACTGCATGGTGTTCGTGCAGAGGCTCTCAGTGTTGGACGATGCCGCATTGAGTTTAGAAAAGAGTGGATACTACTTGAAGTTTCCGGTAGAGACATTTCACTCTCTTGTTATTGACAGACGGAGATTACGAAATGGTAATGAAGAAAAAGATGCGGGGCGGCGGCATGATGAAGACAGCGGCTAAAAAGAAAATGATGCGTGGCGATGGCCTCTAAGAAGAAGATGATGCGTGGCGGGATGGCTAAAAAGAAATGAGAAAGCAAGTAGTATATTATTTTGCATTAGTCCTGCTTAACATAGGTAAGCCTTTTACATGTATTGGTAATTGGTTCTGGAAAAAGCACAGAGATGTGCTAGACTGGAATAAGTAATGCCAGTACTAGGTGTAGGTTCAAAATTTCGTACTGAGGTTGTAGCCTTGTCTTCAACTAGCAAAACAACTGTATATACTGTACACACTTGTCCACCTAATCACGATGCAACAGTTGACTTCTTGCACGTAAGTAATGGCAATACTGCTACTCAGAATGTGACTGTGCAATGGTATCATGCAGATACAAATACCTATCATCATATTGTAAACGATAAAGCTATTGCAGGTAAGGATGTATACAATATCATTACTGCAGATAGAATGCACTTACACGCAGGTGATAAGATTAGTGCATTCAACGGTGGCTCTGGAAACCTAGAGATGTTTATTTCTGTACGCCAATACTATAACCCTGCTAGAGTATAAAGGAGATAGGAGATGGTACGTGTCCCTAAAAAACCCTCAGTCGCTAAAAAGAAAACCACACAAGTTAGAGCGAAAAAGAAACCGACTGGAAAGGTTAGCCTTTCGCAAGGGGGTGCGCCTAAAAGCCCATCAAGAGTTAATGAAGCTGGCAACTATACTAAGCCCGGAATGAGGAAGCAACAGTTTAGTCGTATCAAAGCTGGTGGCAAGGGCGGTAATCCGGGTCAGTGGTCTGCACGTAAGGCGCAGATGTTAGCTAAAGCATACAAGTCTGCTGGTGGTGGTTATAAATCTTAGCTATCTAATGTTTTGTGTAGTAGTTGCTACACCAGATGACATGCAGGTTAAACTATACGGCGAGAAGGAATGGCTTTCTAAATGCCATGTAGCTGTAACGGAGCATGGCTTTGACAATCCCAAAGACCGCTGCTTCTGTGTAAAGATGGATGATAAGGATACTTAATGCCACCACGTAATCATAAAGACTGGACTAAAGAACCTAAAGTTGAACACATCAGTTCACTTATATACTCTGACCACAGTTTGTATGAGCAGGAACTAGAAAACATATTCTCTAAGGTGTGGGTTCCTATGTGCCATTCAAGTGAACTACCACACTTAGGTGACTTCAGAAAGACACAGATAGCATTGCAGAATGTCGTAGCTGTACGTTTTGATAACGGCGTAGTCAGGACATTCCTTACAGATAAAGTGCAAGCACCTGCTGGCAATGACTTATCATTAACCTACCATTCTGGTAACTGGACTGAACTACCGTGTGAGGTTAAACACGGCGGTATGGTCTGGACTACCCTAGATACAAACCCTTCTATGAGTGTAGATGAGTGGACTGCTGGTGCATTTGATTGCATAGCGGATGCCATAGACACTGAAGAGATGGAAGTGTTTCACTACCATAAGGCTGTTATAAATACTAACTACAAGCTGTGGCATGACACTAACAGTGAGTTCTACCACGACTTTATGCATTACTTTAATCGTGTGTCTGGATTCAACGATGAATACTTTGCTAGAAAAAATATACCGTTTGATAACGGACACGTCAACGTCAGTAGCTTCACAGTTAACTACGAGGAATACGATGGCTTTGAGGATAGAGGAGAACTTAGTTTCCCTAACCTCCCTCCAAACCAATGGTATATGGTTGACCTTTTCCCCGGATTTAATTTTAATCTACGGGGTAGTGCTTATAGAAGTGATAGCGTTACACCTCTTGGGCCAAACAAAGTACTTATTGAGTTTAGAGGCTATGGTCTCAAGAAAGATACGCCAGAGGAAAGACAGACACGCATCAAGCATCACAACTCCATATGGGGGCCATTCGGTAGGAACTTACATGAAGACCTTATAGGTGTAGCTGGTCAAGGTACAACAATGCGTGAAGGCACAGAGCCTCGTAACATTCTGCACGGAAGACACGAGAATGGTACAATACATGATGAAGTAGGAATGAGACACTACTATGCAGAATGGAGTAAGTGGATGGGTGTTGAAGCAAGCAGCCCAGCAAGTTTGGCAGCGTAGTATGGAAGAAAAAGAAAACAAGAAGCCCCTATCTATAGGCATAAACGAAAACAGCTTTGAACTTGTACTGAGAATATTAGGCAACGAGTTTATTGCTATTCGTATAGGCTCAACAAACTTTAGTGGTAAACTAATAGCTGGTAGCATTCTTCTACTGTTCTTTACCTTTATGCTGCTAGAAGTATTTGGACTATCTAGGGTGCTAGGTATTGAATAATGGCTACAAAGCTAAGTGAAAATACTGAGGTTGCTTTACCGCTGCGTAATATTATAAGTATGGTGGCTGCTGCATCTGTAGCAACGTGGGCTTACTTTGGTATTATAGAAAGGCTGAATCAATTAGAAACTAACATCACTATGATGAAGTCTGACTTGGAACAGAACACAGAGTTCCGCATTAAGTGGCCTCGTGGTGAAATGGGTAGTCTTCCAGCAGACAGCGAACAGTTCATGCTTATTGAACACATAGCTAGTGAACTAGAAAAACTACAGAATGAAATAGAAGACGGCAAAGCACCCTACGACCAACAGCAAAAACTAACGCTAGAGTTTTATGAAAAGCGTATTACGAACCTAGAAGATAACATAGAGAAGCTAAGAAACGGAGATGATTGAACTTACTTTTGTATTGCTGTTAACTATGGGTACTGAAAAGGTAGAGTACACCCCGTATGAATCTCTATCTCAATGTTTATCGGTGCGGCGTAAGATAAAACGGAATACAGGCGTAACTCATAACTTTGACCAGAAGTGGTCATGCAAAGAACTTAAAGTTAAAATAGATGAAGACACTGGCAGCATTTTAGAAATCGTAGAAGAATGATTGTATTTGTGCTATACGTATACTTAGGTGCAAACGTAATAGATAAAACACAAAAGTTTATAGACATGGATAGATGCCTATACTTTGCTGAAAGATTGTCCCGACAACAATCCGTTCCGGCTGGCGGTGGTAAAAGAAAAAAGATAACTGCAGTATGTAGACCCCAACCCAAGTAGGAACCAACCAACAATGATTGCCGAAACCCTCGCAGGTATAGCACTTGTACAAAGTGCAGTAGATGGCATCTAAGGGTGCTATCAATACCGCCAACGATATAAGGGACATAGCAGGACATAAAGATAATCTATGTGCTGGCGAAAAACAAGTTCAACGAGAACGTGCTAAGAAAGCTGGTGATGGTATAAAATAAAAGATAGGAGTAGACAATGTAGCAGAAGAAGTAATT